AGTTCGTATCATACGACTCAGATTATAAGTTAGTTGATATCAACCTAGACGATCTAGAGTTTGGTAACAAAGTAAAAGATAAGATTCGCGAAGAGTTTAAGAATATCGTTCAGTTGTTAGACTTTAACAACATGGGTTATGATATTGTTCGTCGTTGGTATATTGATGGTAGATTATACTATCATGCGATTATTGACGTACAGAACCCACGCGAAGGCATTCAAGAAATTCGCTACATCGATCCGCGCAAGATCCGCAAGATCCGCGAGGTCAAAAGAGTTCGTAGAAACTCACAAGCATCAACTGCAGGTCAGCAAGTCCATACAACAGAAACTAAACAAGAATACTACATGTATTCTGAGCGTGGTTTCTCTGGCGGTACTCGTGCTGGCGTAAGCACAACAAGTTATCAACCAGCTGCTGCTGGCTCAACTGGTATTCGTATTGCTACTGATTCAATTATTCATGTGACTTCTGGTCTAATGGATGCTTCTAATCAGATGGTTCTATCCTATCTACACAAAGCAATCAAGCCACTCAACCAACTACGCACACTAGAAGACGCAACGGTAATCTATCGTATTTCGCGTGCTCCTGAGCGTCGTATTTTTTATATCGATGTCGGTAATCTACCAAAGATTAAAGCAGAGCAATATCTACGCGACATGATGGTTCGTCACAAGAACCGTCTGGTCTACGATGCTACAACTGGTGACATCCGCGACGATCGTAAGTTTATGACGATGCTAGAAGACTTCTGGCTTCCACGTCGCGAAGGTGGTAAGGGTACAGAAATTACTACACTTCCTGGCGGTCAGAACCTCGGCGAAATCGAGGACGTTCTATACTTCCAGAAGAAGATGTACAAGTCATTGGGTGTTCCAGTTTCTCGTCTAGAAAGCGAGGGTGGTTTCAACCTTGGTCGTGCTGCTGAGATTACTCGTGATGAGTTGAAGTTCGGCAAGTTCATCGACCGCATGCGTATGCGCTTCTCTAATCTATTCAAAGAAGCATTAAAGAAACAATTGATTCTCAAGGGAGTTATCTCTGAAGAAGAATCAAATGATATCTTTAGCAATATTCGTTTTGACTTTATGCGTGATGGCTACTTTACAGAATTGAAAGAAGCTGAAATTCTAACAAATCGTTTGGGATTAGCTCAGCAAATGGAACCATATATCGGTAAGTATTACTCTCACCAGTACATGCGTACCAAAGTTCTACATCAATCAGAAGAAGAAATGGATCAGATTGATAAAGAAATGGGCGAAGAGCATCAGGCGAATATTAATCTGCAACAAGCACTAATTGATGCTGGTCAGGATCCGAACGCACCTCCTGGCGGTGAAGAAGATCCGCAACAAGCTGGTCCACCACAACAATAAGTTGAATAATTTACTAAATATAGTGTTACTTTAATAAAGGAAACCCCATGAAAGACATCAAAGAATTAATTTATGCAGCGGTTGAAGAGAATGCAGTCAAGTTCCAAGAAATTGTAAACTCTCAACTTCAAGTTCGCGCATACGATGCAATCGAATCCCTACGTCCTGAAATTGGCGCTTCTATGTTTGGCGAAGCCAAGAAAATGGAAGACGACGAAGAAGAAATGGAAGACGAGGATGAAGAAGACGAAGAGATGGAAGACGAAGACGAAATGGACGACAAAAAGAAGTCCATGAAAGAAGCTCTTCATCCTAATCAGCAAAAGATTGATGTTGTCGACGACGAAAAGATCGACGCTAAAGATTTTGCTAAACTTCGTAAAATGAAGAAAGGCAACGTACAAGAAAACGTTCGTGAGTATTTGAATCAAAAGGGAACAGGTAAGTCTGCAGAAGGCTATGATGACGCTGGTACGTTTGATCGCCAAACTGCAGAAAAACATGCAGCGAAACATGGTGGCAAGGTTGTCCCAGATCCTTCAGGAAAACATCTTGTCAAACTTCCTGGCAAGCGACCTATCCAATCAGGGAAAACTGCAGTTGCTAAGTTCCTGCAATCGCGCAAAGGTGACGGCAAGGTTCGCACTGAAGAAGTGGTGAACGAAGTAGCAATGCCAAAGAATCAAGCTGACTGGCAAGCACTAATCACTCATCAAATTCAAACAGTCGGTCATCCAGTTGCAACTGATGCTCAATTCCGTGCACAACATGGTAAAGACATGAGCAAAATTGCAAGTCTAGAGCCAGGAGAAGACAAACTACAATACGCAACTGCTCAGGGCGGAACTGTAAAACAATGAAATTATTTTCTGAATTCATGACCGAAGCTGCATTCTTGATGCGCAAGACAGGCGAAAACCTTGTCACGCAAAAGAACAAGTCAGGTCGTCCAGGATTTCCTGGCGGATTCGGCAAACATGAAAAAGTAAACGTCGGTGGTGAGTTGGGTTCTAGCAATCCAACTCGTCATGCCAAAGCATTTGGCGGACTAAAGAAATTAATGCGCGATCGTGTTGAAGCTAAAGATGCAGTTAAGCATCTTTCTAAACACGTCGACCACAAACCTATGTTTGATGAGATCGGAGCGATCGCAAGCGATAAACCAAATTCAGATGTGCGCAATGTTATTAAACATCACTTGCGTAAAGCTGGTATGAAAAATACACACTTGCTGTAAGGAACTAATATGCCAATCTATATCAATCAGCCAAGAGGCAAACTTGTAACTAGAATTGCTGCCAATTCTACAAACGGTGGCACAGAAACAATCACTCTTGCCAGTGCTAATAGTAATGCTACTGAAACTGTATCTGCTCTGCAAATTAGTAAAGTTTATTGGTCAGGTAATGTCACGATTGGTCGTGATAATGCTGGCGGAACTTTACTGTTTAATTTAACAGGCGGTGGCAATTGGGATTTTGACGTTGCTGGTATTACACAAACTGAATTCCCAACTACCAACGTTGTGATTACCTACGCTAATAATGCTACGGTGTATGTTGAATTAAAAAAACAATCGACAATAGCATAAGGAATAAGAAATGAAACTTATTACCGAAACAATCGAAGATCTAGAGATTATTACCGAAGCTAACGAAGCTGGTGGTAAGACTCTTTATATCACTGGTCCATTTCTACAAGCTGAAGTAGTAAATAGAAATGGTCGTAAATATCCTTCAGCTGTAATGGATCGCGAAGTTGCGCGTTACATGAAAGATGCTGTTGGAACTAATCGTGCTTTGGGCGAATTAGGTCATCCTGCTGGTCCTACAATCAATCTAGATCGTGTTTCGCACATGATTGTTGATTTGAAGAAAGACGGAACTAATTATATCGGCAAAGCCAAAATATTAGATACACCTATGGGTAACATCGCTAAGAATTTAATCAATTCTGGTGTTAAACTTGGCGTCTCTTCACGCGGTATGGGATCGTTGAAAGAACGCAACGGTATTAATGAAGTACAAGGTGATTTTTATCTTGCTACTGCCGCAGATATTGTAGCAGATCCTTCAGCTCCAGATGCTTTCGTAAACGGAATCATGGAAGGAGTAGAATGGGTTTGGGACAACGGACTTCTCAAAGCTCAACAGTTAGAGAGTTACAAAGCACAAGTCAACGAAGCTGCTTCTTCCGCAAACAAGAAAAAGCTGGAAGAAACCGTCCTGAAAGTTTGGAACGATTTCCTTCTAAAGATTTGATTTTATAAATAATAAACTAAAGCAATCCACGCAGGAGAGTAAAGATGAGTAATAACGAAAACGAAATCTTGGAAGGCGACGATCTTCTAGAGTTTCAGTCATCGTTTGGCGTTGACGCCATGGTGCCTGATCCAGTCGCAACCAAAGATAATTCGCGACCAGCTGATAAGAAGGACGGCGACAAAGCCATGCCTGCTCTAAGCAAGTCGGGCATTATCGCCGATATCGTCAAAGCAGCATACGATATGCCAGTTAAGAAGTTGGCACAATTCCATGCTGGTATGGCAAATCAAGGCACACTAAAAGCTGGTTCGAAGCAACAAGACCCAATGCCAAAGTTGAATAATCCTGGCGGACTTGGCGAAGACGTTGCTGCTATTTTCCAAGGCGCAGACCTTTCGGAAGAATTCAAAGATAAAGCTACAACTATCTTTGAAGCAGCTGTACATGCTCGCACTATCGAATACAAAGCGCAACTTGACGAACAGTATGAAGCTCAATTAGCTGAAGCTGTAGAAGCAGTTGCTGACGAATTGACCGAGAAAGTAAACAGCTACCTAAACTACGTTGTTGAACAATGGGTCGAAGATAACAAACTTGCTATTGAATCAGGTCTACGTGCCGAAGTCATGGAAAGTTTCCTCGCTGGTATGCGCGAAGTTTTTGTCGAGCATTATGTCGAGATCCCTGAAGACAAAGTAAATGTCGTTGAGTCCATGGACGCTCGCATTGCTGAGTTGGAAGAAAAGCTGAATGAGCAAATCAACCTGAATCTAGAAATTGCTGAACAAGTAGCTTCTTATCAGGCTGAGCAGGCATTCGCTGAAGTTGCTGAAGGTCTTACCGATACTCAGAAAGATAAACTAGCTACCCTTGCTGAAAGCATCGACGCTGGTTCGGTTGAAGAGTTCGCTGAGAAATTAAGCATTATCAAAGAATCCTATCTGTCTGTTAAGAAAGAGTCACAAGCTCAACAGCAGCTTACGGAAGAAGTTGAAGTCGTGCAAGAAGAAACAGCTAAGAAATCTGCTGATCCTATGATCAACAAATACGTAGCTGCTATTTCGCGTACAGTCAAGAACTGATTATTATAAATAACTATACCAATTCCTATTTCAAAGGACAGGAGAATAAAGATGTATCTTAACGAAGAAATCCAAACCAAGTGGGCACCAGTTCTAGAACACGCTGATTTGTCACCAATTAAAGACTCACACCGTCGTTCTGTAACTGCTCAGTTGCTAGAAAACACCGAGAAAGCTCTCCGTGAAAACGGTGGCTTCGCTCCACGCTCATTGCTAGAAACCAATGCTGCTGGCGGTCCAACCAACTCCATGAACTCGTATTCGCCAAGCGAAATCGACACTTACGATCCAGTTCTAATTTCGTTAGTCCGTCGTGCAATGCCAAACCTAGTTGCCTATGACATCTGCGGCGTCCAGCCAATGACAGGTCCAACTGGCTTGATCTTCGCAATGCGTTCGCACTATGCCAACCAGCAAGGTACAGAAGCTTTCTACAACGAAGCTAATACCGAGTTCGGTGGTACAACTACTGCTGCTGCTAACACCGTCGGTCTAAACGACGTTGGTACAGTTCCAGGCGTCTCAAACAACGCTGGTACAAACACCTATAACTTCACTGGCGGTCTATCAACTGCCCAAGCTGAATCGCTAGGTAACAGCACACAAGCCTTCGCTGAAATGGCTTTCTCGATCGACAAGGTTTCTGTTGTTGCCAAGTCGCGCGCTCTAAAAGCTGACTACTCGATGGAACTTGCTCAAGATCTTAAAGCTATCCACGGTCTTGACGCTGAAACCGAACTAGCCAACATTCTTTCGGCTGAAATTCTTGCTGAAATTAACCGCGAAATCATCCGTACTATCAACGTAACAGCTACAATCGGCGGTACTTCAATCGTATCTCCATTCACTGCTGCTGACGGTGTAACTACTGCTGGTCGTTTCAACCTAGACGTCGACTCTAACGGTCGTTGGTCGGTTGAGAAGTTCAAGGGTCTAATGTTCCAAATCGAGCGCGAAG